AACAAATGCAAAATTAACAGAGGCTATACTACTTTCTCAAAATAAAGGTGTAAATACTAGAGCTAGAAAAAATTTTCAATTAAGCGATTTACCTTGTGACTGGGATGTACCAGAAATAAAAACCATATTTAATTTCTTTTTGGAGGCATTAAAAGAATTAGAAAAACATAATTGGGACACAAAAAGATGTGATAAAACAAAATTGAGTATGGATTTAGATATATTAGGGGTGCTTCACACATTTGCTTTAGGTGGAGTCCACGGAGGAATCAAAAATTATATATGTAGACCAGAGGACGGAAAGAAAATTATATGGGTAGATGTATCTTCTCTATACCCTAATATATTAACTAAATGGGACTTACTTTCGAGAAAAGTCGATAAAAATGGTTGTATTGCATTTGGGAATATGGTTCAAGTTCGTATGGATATTAAAAAGAAAATGCACGATAGTGGTTTGACCAAAGAAGAAAAGAAATCACTAAAAGATCAAGCCGCAAGATATAAACTTATATTGAACACTACAAGTGGATGTATGAAAGATAAATTCAAAAAACTTTATGACCCAGAATATAATACAAAAATGTGTATGTTAGGACAACTTGCTTTGACTGATTTGATATTTAGACTTCATAATGCTGACAGAAGACCAAAACCTGCTTGGGCATTAGAAAAAGGAAAGTCAGAGTTTAGACCTACACATGAATATTTTAAACTTATTCAATCTAATACAGATGGTATCGCGTTAGAACTATTAACTGATGACGCAGAAGATACAATTGACAGAGTGTGTAAAGATTGGGAAAAAGATTGGAGATTTAGTTTAGAAAAGACTGTAGCTGATAACTTATATGAAAAAGATGTTAACAATTATGTATTCAAAGATAGCGAAGGAAAAATAAAAGTTAAGGGTGCATATGTAACAAAATTTGATGAAGGTAATGAACAAGATACATTGGCTATTCTAGCAAAAGCAGTTGTCGAATATTTTTTAAATGGAATAGATGTTAGAACTACAATCTGTAATCCTGAAAATTTAGCAACAGATTATCAAATGATCAAGAAGCTAGGGAATATGTATGATACCCCAACTTGGAAAAAAGATGATGGTGATGAGATAGTACAAAAAGTGAACAGGATATTCCCAAGTGTGGATAAATCTTTGGGCGGATTATTCAAACATAAACGAGACAAAGATATAGGTACTCTGGATAAAGTTGAAGGTACACCAGAACACGTTTTGATTATGAATACTGATATAAGAGGTAAAAAAATAGGTGAGTTAGATAATATTGATTATGAATGGTATGTGTCAGAAGCTCAGAAAAGAATAAATGATTTTCTTGGAATCAAACCCGAAAAGAAACCAAGAAAAAGAAAGGTGTCTTAATATGATATATTTAAAAATTTATATAATAGCAATGATTAGTATTACAGTATTATTAAAATTAATTTATATGATTAAAAAAGATTTGACAAAAGACAATATAAATTATACGATTATAACTTTTTTATTATTTTATCTTCCGATATTAATATATACGATTTTTTCTTAAAATTTATGATATACTATTGACTTTTGACTAAAAGTTGTGTATAATGTTTATAAGGAGGAAATATGATGGATAAATTTATTAAAGATAGAAATGAAGCTTTTATAAGCGGTGATGAGAAAAAAATAAAGGCATATTGCAAAAAATATGGCATTGCTATACCAGAAGATGAAGAAATATTCTGGGCAGGTGTGCATAAAGCTATTTGTAATTTGTTTTTGAATAAGGATAACAAAATACCAATGAAACAATTTAATAAAAGTTTTGATTGGTTGGTGGACCATGGTTATAACCCTTCTCTTGATAATACTGACGAAGAAGGAGGTGCAAAGGATGAGACATAGATATTATTTTGAACAAGGAGGTGGAAAAAGATTGGAACCCAAAGAAACTATAGAGCCTAAACTTCATGTTGGAGACAAATTATTTAGAGTAGGTCGAGATGGTATAGACGAAGTGAGAATCATAAGAGTTGATTCTTATCCGACTCATTGTGTGTACAAAGATGACCATGGGCACTCTTATTTTGACCATACTATAAATAAAAGTTGCTTTAAAACATTAGAGGAAGCTGAAAAAGAAGTACAAAAAAGACAAAACATACTCAAAAAAAGAAAATTATTAAAAGAGTATGAGATACAACTTAATCATGAGATGGGTATAGAAAACCACTTCATCGTAAAATAATTAAAAAATAATAGGAGGATTGAAATTTATGGAAGAAAGAGGAGAAAGTGTAGCATACAATGTATATACTACAAGAGATTATAGTTTATTCAAAAGATTAACAGGTAATAGAGATATACCCGAAAGCAGAATATCAAAAATAGTAGATAGTATTCAAAAAATAGGTTGGATACACAATCCAATAGTTGTAAATGAAAGTATGGAAGTAATCGATGGTCAAGGAAGATTGACCGCACTTCAAAGATTAAAAATGCCTGTGGAATATATAATAGCTCCAGGAGCAGGTACAAGAGAATGCGTATATATGAATATGAATATGGTTAACTGGAAACTACCAGACTTTATTAAATCTTATGCTGAGCAAGGAAACGAGAATTATCAAAGATTACTTGCACTTATGGAAAAGTACGCAAACGGTAACTTAGATATTATATCAACAGCAGTGTATAGAGTTTCAAAATCTAAACACAGAGACATCAAAGAGGGTATACTTCAATTAACAGAAGACCAATACAGGGCAGCAATCCCTAGATTAGAATATATCAAACCATTATTAGAGAAAATAGACGAAAAGAAAATACCTGGAAGTTTAGTGACCTTAATGCAAACTGTTATATATTACTTTGATTATGAAGAAGTAGACAAAGCTAGATTAGCTTATAGTGTAGAAAAATATATTTATAATGCAACTCCGTGGGTATTGAATACTGACTGTGAAAGAGAAGTAGAAAATGCTTATAATTATAATATGAAATTAGAGGATAAAATCTCAATAGCACACTTAGTTAAAGAAGAAAGAATGAGAAGACAGTTAGAATTAAATAAAGCTAATAGAGAAAGAGCTTTTGAAAGAACACAAAAAGGAATACAGGGATTCATAAAATAAAACAGGAGGAATTATACAATGAGTCATTGGACACATATAACAGCTTGTCTTAGTGTTGAAACAGGTGTTGTTGCTAAGAAACCTCAATTATTAAAATATGTGAAAAAATATTTAAAAGATGCTCCAAAAATAACAGGAAGTGAAGCAAATGCAGATGTATTTGTGAATGTTCAAACAGGGTATGATTTTTTTAGTAACGAAGGTAATTTTCAAACACGTGTTACAATTTCTGTGCAAGGAGATTTACGAGATAGAATGAAACCACAGACACTAGAAGAATTTAATAATTTTTTAGAATACGTGGGTAAATTGGGATATGTTAGAGATTATTCTTTGAATATAGAAGGGGATCCGAAATGAAATCGAAAAAATATAAAGAAATATTCAAGTTAAAGAAAATGTTAGAAGACGCAGAAATTCCATTTAGTTGGAATGAAGGTTGGGGTTATGGAAAAGAAAGATATAAAGAGTTAAGTATGATCCCTGGTTTGGAACATTATCAAATATGTTATCCAGTATTTGATTCTGATCATAGATGGATTTCTGTGATCGAAGGTTTTGGTACTCATGGAGCAGAACAAGACAAATTAGAAATTATGGGTGGTTTCACTCCGTGGGAGAGATATGAACTAGATTTAAACGAAGATTGTGTTATGGGATATTTAACTGCTAATAATGTGTTTAATAGAATAAAGAAAAATTGGGAGGAAAGAAAAGATGAAAGATGAAGAATTTAGAGAAGTAGTACAATCAATGTTGAATTGCGAACCAGACGAATTTTATAAAAAATATAAAAAAATGAAAAAAGCAGAAGAAGAATTTAATAAATTATACGAACCTTTTAAAAAAGGATTGATTCAATTACACTCAGAGCATAATGATTTACCACACACAGTTGTAGTTGGAGGAGCAAAATTAACATATGTATCACCAAGCACTAGAACATCTATTGATAGTAAAAAATTAAAAGAGGAGGAACCTGAAATAGCTAAAAAATTCACTAAATCAACCTTGGTGAGTGCTAGCGTAAGAATAGAGGAGGTGTAGGATATGGGAGACAGAACTGCATATCAAAAAGAATACTATAGAAAAAATAAAGAAAAACGTAAAGAGTATTTTAAAAAGTATTATAAAGAAAATAAAGATCAGATAAAAGTACGTCATCAATTATATTATCAAGAAAACAAAGAAGCGTCCGCAAATACTTATGAAAAATATTACGAAGAGCATAAAGAAGAACGAAAAGAATACTATAAAGCACACTATGAAAAAAATAAAGAACGTAGACAAAAATATTATAAAGATTATTATGCTAGAAAAAAAGCAGAAAAGGAGAGACAAAATGAAGACCAAGCTATACGATTATCAGGAGAAGACAGCTAATGATATATTTAGACGTATTTGTGACCTCGAAATACATGGGGCGTATTTAGGTTTTGATACAGGAACTGGTAAAACGGTTACATCACTTTCTGTTGCTGAACAATTGCATAACTCGCATATTGCTGGACCAGTTGTAGTTATATGTCCTGTATCAAAAGTTAATGATTGGAAACAAGATTTGAAAGAAGAAGTCCCACAGATAAAAGAAACGTTTGTTACATCTTTTCAAAGTGCGTGGAGAGAAAAAAGTTCTAAGACTATAACAGAATTATTAAGTAAAGATATAGGAATTCTTATTGTGGACGAAGGTCATAAAATGAAAACATATGATTCTAAACAAAGTAAATATATCCAAAAAATAGTAATAGGTTACACACCTTATGTATTGGTTCTCAGTGCTACTCCACAAAATAAAAAATATATAGATTTATACCCACAATATAAAGTATTAGGTAGTAAATTATTTAATATAAAAGCCAAAGACTTCAAAAGGGATTATTGTGTAGAAGCTCAAAATTGGAATTTAGTCAGAGCAGGTAAAGCACGTTTTCCATTTAATGAAATTGTAGGATATAGACAAACAGAAGCAATGGATAATGAAATAACAAAATATACATATTATAAAAAATACGAGAGTGAATACGACCGTCCTATAGAAATACCTCAGTCTTTTAAAATGACATCTGATATGAAATATTTCAAAGAGAAGAAAGTATGGCCTAGAATGGACGAGAAATCATTTTTAAGCGCGTTAGAAAGTGGGGACGACAAATTACTCAACGAAGATATAATAATCGCAAATAGACCAACCTTACATCATATTTATATGCGTGAAAGTTGTAGTGGATTTATTCAAGATAAATTTTTAAAAGATAATCCAAAGACACAGTGGTTAGAAGATTTTTTAGATGGTAACGAAGGACGTATTGTGATATTCACTAATTTTATAAATGAAACCGTAATCATAAGTGAATTATGTAAAAAAATGAAACGTAGTTATTGCATATATGACGGAGCGAATAAAGATTTAACAAAATGGGAAGCACGAGATGATTGTGTTGCTATCGTGAATATAGTAGCGGGAGGAGCAGGATTAAATAATTTCATAAAAACAAATATTGCTATATTTTTTTCACCACCAGAAAATCATATAGATTTTGAACAAGCAAAAGGTCGTATTGATAGAATTGGACAAACAAAACAACCAGTATACTATTATCT